TAATTCGGGACTACCGCCACGGGCGGTTGCGATCTGGCGGGCGGTGTTGTGGTGGGTCCAGTCGAGGGATGCGACGCGGGAGGCGAGCGGGTAGAAGCTGGCGGTTGCGGTGCGTTGGAACACGATGCTTTCGTCTAGGCCACGGGCGCGGGCGTATTCGTTTGAGAACGAGGCGAAGAAGGCGGCGCGGTCGTCCTCAGTCATGTGGAACAGCTTGCCTTGCGTGCCGGCGGTGGCGGCGCGGCGCGCTAGTTCAAGGTCAATGCGCTTGCAAATCACGTCACCCATCCACCAACCGACGGACGCGCCGCAACGCTGGACGGTGTAATCGTCGGCGTCTAGTTGGTCGGGCGTTGGTTGCCCTGACCACACAAGGCCAACGGAGGAGGCGGTGACGGATTCGCTGAAAAGGATGCGCTGCCCGATGGGTTCTAGGTCGTGTTTCATGTGGTGTGTTTGTTGCGCGTCTTGTTCGTCTTGGCGTATGTTCCGCAAGCCTCCTCGGATTTGTTGAAGAGGTTGCGGGGGAGATTGAAACGGCGTTGAATAGCCGTGATTGATTCGCTGACGCCGGCGACGGTCACGCCGTAGTCCGTCGCGCATCGGCGCATTGATTCCTCGGCAGGGTCGGCCCATCCAAGGGCCATGCGGTATTCGCGCAGGCGGCGGCGGGGTTGAGGCGCGCTGATGGCGTCGCGCATCATCTCGCGGAAAAGCGCGGTCAAATGCTCCATCTGTTGCGGCGTGCCGAGGTCGGACGATGCGGCGTCAATCGCCGCAAAGTGCGAAACGATGCCCAATGCCTGCGTCTCGGTCAAGAACGGGAACGCGTCGCGCAATTCGTCCTGCGGGCGGTCAAGCGACTCGGGGCGGAACGTCGTGATTGAGTCGGCAAACATGCCGCTCTCGCGATGGATGGCAAAGTCAAACGAGTCGGGGCGATGCGTGCCCGCGCCGTCGTTTGAACCTGCGCCCGCGCTCACTTGGCCAGCGACTGCGCCATTGTCCGGCGCAGCAGCTTGTATTGGCGGGCCTCGGAATCGTCAGCAAGTTGGCTCAATAGGTTGACGGTGCCAAAGGTCGAAAAAGGGGAAAGGCGGCGAGCCTCGGAAACAATGCCGCGCTCTACGTCTAGCAGGAAAGCAAACTCCGATGCGGTTTGCTTGCCTCTCCACATTGACGCACGGTTTGCGGCCTCAACGCCAATTGCCGCAAGGTCAACCGCGATGCCAAGCCCGATTGACCTCTCAACTACCGCATCATAGGCCGATTCGTAAGCCCCGTAAAGCTCGCCAAGGTATTCGTGATCGGAAAAAAACGTAGGCCCGCAAGCCTCGTTGTGTGCTGCGTGCGCGTAAAGCTGCGCCGCTCTGAGGATGGTTGCTAGTTCCGTCATGGTGCGAGTGGGCTTGACTCGGAGCGGCGCAGATTGCAAGCGCAAAATCACTCAAACTTGACGGGCTCGCAAAGGTCAAGCACGCGACGCACGAGAGGGTCGCCGCGCACGTTGCCTCCGCGCTCGGACATATCGGAGGCGGAGAGGTTGGTCGTGACGAATAGCGGCAGGCCCGCGCCCACGCGAATGTCGAGGAATCGGAAGAACCAACCCTGCGCCCACTCGGTTTTATTCGTCTGGATCGCCTCTTGCCCGAGGTCGTCAATGAAGACGACGTGACGCGCCGCGACGGTCTCCACCCATCCGCGGGCGTTGTCTCGCCCGTAGCGGATGTTGTCTTGAAGCGCCGAGAACCAGTCGGATGCGGTCCAGTAGCGCACGTCAACGCCGTCCTCGCATCCTAGGCGACGCATCAGCGCCCACATTGCGCGAGATTTCCCGCGCCCGGTCGGTCCGCTTGCGAGGATGCCCTTTGCGCCTAACTTGTAGCCTAGCACGCGTGCGATTTGCGGGGCGTTGCGCTCAAGCGCGGGGTTTGACCAATCCGTGACCTTTAGAGCCTCGGGACAAGCTGTTTCCCATCGTTTGACGGCATCGGCCTTGCGCATGTCGCGCAGCATGGCCATTGACGCTTCGTGCCGCGCTTTCTCGCGCCGCTCCATTTCTTCGGCGGTGACTTCAACGGGAGCGGCGTCAAGTAGCGCGCCGACGCTTTGCGGGTCTAGTTCGGGTTGCGCGCTCATGGTCAAAACGCCCCCTCAAACTCGCTCCGCCGCAACTTGCCGTTCCCGCGTTCCCATTCGCTCGGGTCGTCGTCGTAGCTGCCGCGATTGAACCACGTCGCAGGGTGCGGGATAAAGCATCGGTCGGCATCGGGCCACGTCTTAACCGCCGCCGCAAAAGCCTTGGTCGCCGCAAGCAGGTCGTCCGCGCCCTTGCGCCCCGTCGCACGCTCAATCGCTTTCAGCGCCGAAATTTTGCCCGCCTTCCTCGGGTATGCCTTGTAAATGTCCTCGGGCGTCGGGGAAATCATGAAGTGTTGCTGTGTGCTCATTGGGCAAATAGGTCGTCCTGCTTTTCTTTTGCCGCAGCGAAGCGAGACTCCGCGTGCGTGAGGTTGATCTTGGCTTGCTTGAAATACGAATCCTTCAGCTCAATTCCAATAGCCTTGCGGCCCATTGATACCGGGCTGTAAACCTCCGAGCCAACTCCCATAAAGGGCGTCAAAACTACTTCGCCCTTGTTGCTATAAAGCTCCACGATTCGGTCAATAACGTCGAGCTGGAGGGGGTGAACGTGTTTCTCGTCGTCCTCCTCTTTGCTATCGCGAAACGGGAGCACGTTATCAATTCGGATGTCGTCCCATACGCTCGACGCGTAACGCTGCCAAATGTAGTGCGACAGCTTGTTTGACTTCGGGTCGTTGTGGTCGGCGTAGGTATTCTTAAGATACGCCCATAGCTCGGCCTCGGTGAAGTTAGACTCGTTCGCGTTATTGAACGCCTGCAAGATATTCGGCAGGATCGGCGTGTCGCCGAAATACTCCTTCAGTCCCTCGGGATGCGTGACCGGCACGGCGTTGTCACCCTTCTTCGTGAATATCAGAACGTAGTCCGGCATCGCCGTGAAGCATTGCGTCGAGTCCTCGACAATCAGTTTGTGCATCAGGCTCTTCACCATCGTGCGCATCCGCACTTTCAGCGGCTCTTTCCAGATCGTAATGCGGTTGCGATATTGGAAGCCGTGTTTCGCGTGGAGACGAATGACCTCGTGCGGGAAGTCCCAGAGGCGGCAGGAGTTGTCGAATACGTCGGTGCAATGCACGACAGTAATGCGCCCCGGTTTCATCACGCGCCCCATCTCGGCAATCAGGTAGTCGTATTGCTCCAAAAATTGCTCTTTGTTTTCGCAGTTGGAAAAGTCGCGCTCGGAGCTTGAGTAATTGTAGAGGCCGGCGAACGGGGGCGAGTAAACCGAAAGGTCAACGGACTCGGCGGGAATAGTCGGAAGCACTTCCATGCAATCCGAGTTGTAGAGCGAATAGTTCGCCGTGTGAATCTGGTCTTTTGTGTTGTTCATGTGCTGAGAAACGCTGGCAGTTTTGCTGTTTGGTTGAACTCTTTCTTTACCTCTCTGAAATTGTTGACGGACGAAACAAGGTTTGAGTAAAGCTCAATTGCCTTGGCTGTTTTCTGTTGGAGCGCGTCCATTACGCGCTCTTGCCCCTCCGAAACTACCATCTCACACGTCACGTCGCGCTTTTGACCAAAACGCCAAAAACGTCGGATGGCTTGGTAGTATTGCTCGTAGCTATAGGTCGGAAAAAAAACCGTGTGACAGCAATGCTGCCAGTTCAAACCCATTGAAGTCATTTTTGCCTTTGTGATGAGGCGCGGAATCTCGCCACGCGCAAATGACACAAGCGCCTCCTCCTTGGCCTCTAGGCTCATGCCGCCGTGAATCTCTACGGCATCGGGGTCTAGCTCGGACAAAAGCTCGCTCTCGTCGTTGAGGTTGCACCAATAGACGGACGTTTTTTTCTTGGCTAGGCCAACGGCAAGCTCGCATCGGTTTTGCACGGTTAGCTTTTGTTCCTCGCGGACCTCAGTTAGCCGCTTGGCTGGAACTATAAAAAGCTGACCCTGACCCTCTACGCTCCATTGGTTCTCATTTTTGACAATGTGCTTTGAGACGTTGAGCGCCGGCAGCGCGTAACGCTCATTGCTAAACCCGATGTCGGACGGGCTTTTCACCATGACGGACCACTGGTTGACCCATGCAAAAAAGTCCTTTTCGGCGTGCGGCTTGAGGTAAAATTTCTCCCCGATGTTTCGGTCGTTTGAGTCTGCGCTGCCTTGGTTGTTTTTGAAAAACTTGGTCAACATATCCATGTATCCCATATACCCTAGCGCCTCCGAGCTATTGCCTAGCTCGATAAAATCATTGGGAGATGGCGTCGCGGTGGCAAGAAAGCGAAAGCGGGTTTTCTTCATGAACGCCACGATTGAGTCGCGGGTTGCGCCGTTGAAGTTCTTGAGGATTGAGGATTCGTCCAGCATGACGCAAATGAAGTCCTCGGGGGCAAGCAGGTGAAGCCTCTCGTAATTACAGAGCACGATCTTTTTCGTGATCCTGCCGTCTTTCGTGTGCTCAATGTCTGAAATGCCGATGCGTTCGGCCTCAATGAGAAACTGAAACGCCACGGCAAGCGGCGTAAGAATCAAGACGCGGCCATTGGTTGCTCGGATGATGTTTTCTGCGATTGAAAGCTGAATCATGGTCTTACCTAGACCCGTATCTAAGAAAAGTCCGATGCGGCCCTTGCGTAAACCTCGCTCAATGATGTTCGCTTGAAAGTCAAAGGCAGACGGAGGAATCCACTTTGGCTCGATGCCGCTGTCTCCTATGCTGTGTCGCTTTCGGTTGATGAACTCGGAGTATTGCATTGTGTGTGTGCTGTGTGTGTTGTGTGCTGACAAATTAAGCGGCGCGCTGCGACTCAAGCCGGCGCTTCACGTTATTCTCAATCGCGGCGAACTCTTCGCGGAGCTTGGCGGAGGAATCGCGCCACTGTTCAATGGCTCGTTCGGCGTTTATGACCGTGCCGTGGTCGCGGTTAAAAATGCGCCCGGTTTCGGCAAGGGTGAATTTCTTGAACTTGCGGACGAGAACCATTGCGACGAAGCGGGCAAGCGCAATCTCGTTGGTGCGAACGCGGGAGAGGATGACGGTCGGGCGAGTGCCGTAGTATTCGCTCACTACGTCAATGATCAGCGCCACGTCGGGCTTGTCTATCGTGACCGTTCCCGTGTAAGTCTGCATCTCGCGCTCCACGTCGCGCACGGCGTCAAGGTATGCGTCGTGAGCCGAGTTCATGCGTGCGATCTTGGCGCGGAGCGTGGTTTTGGTGTCGGTGCTCATCCGCGAAGCTCCCACATACGTGAATGTTGATGAACGCCGTTAAACATCAATTCGGCATAACCCATCGGGCCAAGATTGCCGCGAGCGACCTCGTGCGAAACCTCAACGTCTTTGCCTTCGTAATTTAGAATCCAGACTGTTTTTTGTGTTCTCATGTTGTTTGGTGCTGTGCGCCGACCATGAAGCGCGGAGAATTAAGTGCAAGCACTATTTCCGACTATGGAAAAACGGGGTCGATATTCCACGCGCCGCCTTTGGCCTTCGTCACGATGTAGAAGTGCCAGAAGGGGAACAGCGACGCGGCGACTTTGATCTTCACCGCGGCGTCATCGCGCATGAACCCCTTCACCTCGTAGAAGCGTAGCGTCTGCGCGGCGCTTTCGTTGCCGACCGTGTGCGCGTGCGTCACCGTGGCGAAGTCGGGCGTGTATCGCACGCCGTTCCCGAGGCGCAGCGTGATTGACTGCGGGGCGAGGACGTCAACTTGCTGCGGGTAGCCGTTGGCGATGCTTCCGCTTGTGCTCTTGAGGTGCGCGTAAAACGCGGCCTCGGTCTTGTTGAGCCCTTCGCTGTTTTGACGGATGCGAGGTTTCGCGCTTGGTGTCGGAACGATCTCCACGGCGTATTTCCCCACGGCCTCGGCGCGTGCTTGGCCAAGCGGCTTGCTGTCGCCAAGCTGACGCCAAGCCTCGTTTCGGTATTTCTCGGGGAGGTCTGCAATTGTTAGGTGCGCAGGCATGGTCAAAACGGGATTTGTTCGTCGTCAATTGGCGCAGACTCAGCGGGCGCAGCCTTCGGCGCGCTCTTGGCCGGCGCGTTGACGTGTTCGGAAACGCCCTTGAGCGTGCCTTTGCGCAGGTGCCAAAGCTGGCGCGCTGCGTTTTTCAACGTCGTTTCTTGCGGGCGCGGCGGGTAGGGCTTGCCGATTGAATCTAGGCGCGGCGGTTGCTCGGAAGCATACCACGAAAGTGAACGCTCGCTAAGTTCGGAAAGCGGCTTGCCGTTGTTTTTTCCAAAGTGGATTTGCACGTCGCCGGGAGCGTCAAGCAGCGTCGCAGGTTGCGGAATGTCGGCTTCGTTGATCGGCGCAAATGCGTTGGCACCGCCGCCCGATGCGCCCGCACGTTGCCCCGCGCCGGCGCGGAAGTCGTTGAACTCTTTTCGCAATTCAACGAGCGTTTCAAAGATGTCTTTCAGTGTTGGTTCGCTCATAGCAGATTGGTTTGATTGTTAGGTGACTTTTCAGCGTTAGACTTAAATTGACCATTGGCGCGGCGTCGCGCTTTTTCGCGCTCTAGGCGCTCAAAATACTGGCGGCACCATTCGGCGTCGCGCCCCTTGCGTGAGCCGCAATCGCGCCCCGCAAGGTAGCCAGAAAGAAAACACGCGACGGCAAAGCCCGTGACGGCTAGGGTTGATAGGGTGGAGTCGTTCATGGCTACGGTATCGGCCCGCCCTTCTCCCATGCGCGAATCTTTGCCTCGTATGCCTCGCGCAGCGGGTTCTCGTATTCGGCTTTGAGCCGCACGACTTGCGCAAGCGCCTCGTCAAATCGCATCAGGAAAATGTTCAGCGCCTCGGCAATCGCGTGTTGCAGCTTGGAGTCGGGCTCAACGTGAACCACGAGCGCCGGCATCTGCCGCGAGTAGCTGACAAATTTCCACCACTTGCGCCCGCTGACGAAAAGCGAGAACTGCACCTGAAGCGCGTATTCCTCGGGCACGCCGCCCTCTAAAAGATACTGAACATGCTTTGCGGGCTGCGGCGATTTTACCTCAAGTCCGCCGTCCGCTCCGATTAGACCGTCAGGCGAAAAGCCGTAGCGCCCGCAATCTGACGTGCAAAATCCGACGCGCTCAACCGTGACGCCATGCTGAAACGCATACCACGGCACGGCCTCCGTTTCCACGATCTGCCCTTGCGCCATTGCGAACGACTGGAAATCGTCCAAAGGCACGCCAAGCAACCGCTCCGCGACTTTGCGGTAGAGGTATTTCTGCGGACCGTAGTTCGTGCGAATCTTGCCCGTAGGCGAAACAAGCGCGTCAATCTCGCTTGCCGTTACTTTGCCAAGCCGAGCCTTGAGCCATTCGGGTTCGCCCTGTTTGCAATCTATGATTTTCACTGCGCGGCCTTTCGGTTGAGCGCGGCAAGCAAGCGGTCGTATTTTGACGACGCGATCTCCTCAAACTTGGATGCGCCTGCAAATTGCAGAAACGCTTTCTCGTCGCTCTTGGTCTCGCGCACTTTCTCGCGGAGGTAAAGCGCCTGCTCGGGCGATAGGAACGCGCCCTCAAGCGACGCATCGGCGTCCTCGTCAAGTAATGCGTCTTGGCGGATGATGATGTTGAGGCAGTTGAGCAAGGCGTTGCGCTTGGCCGTGGTCGCGGCCTTGCAATCGGCTTGAGTCTCGCTGTCGGCCTTGCCGCTCGTGCGAACGGCGAACGAGTTGGATTGCGAGTGCCCGCCGACGTGTCGCAGCGTGCAGGTTTCAAGCACGCGCCCTTCGCGGAAGTCCATTGAGAAACTGACCGTAAACCCATGCTTGACGAGCAAGGGTCCAACCACGCGCATCACGTCTTCGTAACGCTCATATTTCCCGCGATTGGGAATGACGGATGACGCTACGATAACGGGCAAGTCCGCTTGCAGCGCAACAAACGCCTCGGCGAATTGCTTCTCCGCGTTGCGCACTTCCATGCGTTCGTAGAGCCCCACTAGCTTCTCAATCGCGGCGACATTTTCGGAAGTCACGCCGCGCTCAATGACGGCGGATAGCATCTCGCCAACGGACGGCGGGGCTTTGACGGCAAGCGATTGCGGCGCGACGGGCGCGGCAAGCTCGGTGTGCGACACGTTGACAAGCCGCGTCTGTGTGTCTGCTGGATTTGGATTCATTGTGTTCATGTTTCGTTGTTGTGGAACGCCCTCGGTTTGCGCCGGGGGCGTTTCGCTTTGCGGGTGGTGATGGGTTAGCGGTTGTCGTAGCTCGGCTCCTCTTTAGGGATCTCGTTGTCCGTTTTGACGACAAGCACGGGCGTCTTGGTCTTTACCCAAATGTCGGCCTCCTTAAAGAACTTGGCGGGGACGGCCTCAAGCGCCTCGCCCACGGTCTTGACGGGCAAGAGACGGCCTTTCTTGGTGGCGTTGTAGTCGTAGGCGGATCGGAACACGCGATCAAGCGTGGTCGCGGGTGATTCGCTCTCGGGGATTTGCGCGACCCACGCAACGAAATCTCCAGTTGGCAATATCCCCAACGGGTCGCATAAAATAACGACGAATTGCTTTTTTACCGCCGGCGCTTTCTCGCCCTCTGGCTCGTCGCCGTTCGCGGCTAGGTTCAGTTTCTCAATCACGGCGCGCACTACGGCGGGCTCGATGGCTTCGCTTTTCATGGCTTCCGCCACTAGGTTTACATCTACTTTGCTCATTTGGTTTCCTTGCTGTGTGTTGTTTCGTTGCTGACAGAAATTGAACCCGCCGCGCCACTAGCACGCGACGGGATTAGGCTGGAGCGTCGTGCGATGTCGGCCCCGCAGAGCATCGGCCTCGTTTTCTTGGTGAACGCAGGTCTTAGGACGCCTGACGCTGCTTTAACTGGTCGGCCCTAACGCCGACGAGATTGTTGCGCGTTTGCGCTTCGGCGGCGCGGATGTTGGCGCGGAGCTGCGTCAACATTTGCTCGCCTTCTTTGGCCCCGCGCTCGCGTGCGGCGCGAAGCTCACGTTGCCAGTCGGCATCGGTGATCGTGCGGAAAGTGTGCGCGGGCGGGTTGCTCACGGCTTAGTCCTCCCCAAGTTGCTCGCTCGCGTTGTTGCCAAGGAAAAGCGTCTCGTAAGCCGCTACGATAAAGAACGCGCAAAGAAGCGCGGCGCTGACGGTGATTGCTAGGATTGGTTTCATGTTCGTCGTTGCTGTGCCGCCGACCATGTGAACCCGCCCCAAACAATGCAAGCACTATTTTTGCGCCCGCTTTTTTGGGCGGAACATATTCACGCGGGTTTTGTGTCGAATCGCCTGCGCAACATCCATTTCGCCGCGATCAACTAACGCGTGCATACGCTTGTCGGTTTGACTCAGGCCAAGTCCAAGCGCCCTAGAAATTTCCTTTGTATCTCGCCAACCCTCAGACGCCATATCCTCGTAACGCGGCGTTTTGATTTTGGCCGAAACCTCCGCCCACATCGCGTCAAACGACGCCACGCCTATCGTTACCGTATCCGCGTCGTTGTTATGCTTGGATAACTTGTGCTTTTGGTGCGTCATAGATTCGGCGCAAGACTCGCGGCATCGCGCCGTCAGGCAGGCCGCGCCAGTCTAGCAGATACACGCTCGGCTTGCATCGTGACGCGCTCACAACTTTGTGACCGTGCGTCGTCAGTCCCTGCCATGCCGACGTAACAAGGCAAAGCCCGTCCGTCGTCTCAACGTGCCCCGCGACGTGCCGATGAGCGGCGCACACGATGCGCGGCATCTCCTCGCGGTTGCGCACGGCGTTTAGCTGTTCGCTTGCAAGCTCTGCGCCTAGCGCGTTCGGTTCAAGCCAAGGGCGCGAAGTCGTGAAAATGTGATGCTTCGCCACAAGTCGCACGCCGCAAATGTCCATCGTCAGGCGGTCAAAGATAGGGCGTCCGGTCTCTGGATTCTTTTCAGCGTTAAGCCGATGCCCCACGGCAACCTCAATATCGCCAACGTGACAATCCGTGCCGCGCACAATCCACGTCTTTTTTGCGCATCGAGCAAGCGGCCCAAGCAATTCCACGGCGCACTCCAAATGATCGCCAATCCTCCGCGAGATTATCTCGTCCGTTCGGTGATGGTCGCCCTCAATCAAATCGCCGTTTGCAATTAACCCGAACGCTTCGCCGTTCGTTTGTCCGCCAATCCATCGGTGAGCATCCTGCCAGCACTCCCAAAACCATTTCTGAAGCGCGTTTGCCTCTACCGTTTGCCCTTGCGCCAACTTAAACGTCGGCGGCATCAGCGCGACCGTTGACCCGCTGTGCAGGTCCGAAACGATTGCTAACAGTTCAAGTCGCTTCTGCCGGCTTCGTTTTGTGGTCATGTGTTTTGATCTTTCTTCTATCGTTTCAGTCTTGGCCCTTAAGTGGTTTTTTGAGTCGAGCGTGAATCGCAAGTGCGGTCTGCGTCAGCATCCAAAGCCCCGTAGAAACGCCGGCAAAGATTGCCGCTGCGCCCTGCCATCCTTGCATCGTGACCGCCACGAAAGTGCCGCCGCCGCCGATGACAGCATCTCTCAGCGTTGCGGAGTGCTCTGCCATTTGATCGGTGATGCGGTCAATCATTGGAAAACTACTTATTTTTTCCAATGTGAACCCCCAGCCGTGCGGACTGCAAGCAAAATAACCTTGCGCTGAAAATATGACGCGCCGCAAAGGGCCATGCCCTCGGCAAGAACGGCGTCGGCTTGTGAGCGTGTGCAGTCAACGGATGCGTGCGGCGAGTAGAGGTGATCGTGGATTACGGATGCGAAAAGGATTTGCGGCGAGTCGTCGTCAACGAACCATTTGCTTGCGGTCGGCACGCTTGCAAAGTCGGTGACGAATCCAGCCGGAACGGTGACGCGCCCGACGATCTCGGAATCAAAAATGAAATCGTCAACGAGCTGGTAGAGCTGCGCGGACGAGCGGGCGGCGGTCAGTTCCTCGTGCGACAGCGCCCGAATGATGAGCGGCGAAAGAAACGCGGCGGGCATACGTCCTCCTGCGCGCCTCACGGCTTGGTCACAATCGCAGAGCGAACGGCGGCAGAAACGACGGCGGAAGCGATCTGCGCTTGCTCGGACGAGTAGCCCTCAATCGTCAGCGTTTTGTCGCCGGCCTTTATATCCACCTTGCCAATGCTCTGCGAGTTGAGGACCGAGATGCGCGAGAACTTAGCGCCGCTCGGGTCGGTGTATGACGTGGAGGTGCAGCCGGTCAAAAGGGCGGCGGAGACGGCAAGGAAAAGGGCGGCGGATTTCATGGCGATGGCGGCGGGTTGGTGGTTACGGTCTTGGCAAATGGGTTGGGTATAGGGTGCGCATCGTGCCACACTACAAGGCGCTTTACGCCGTTGCCTAGCGCGGCAAGGCCGGCAGCGAACAGCGCGACGGAAAGACCCTTTGCGTCCAGCCCGCCCGCCGATTGCGCCGAGACTGCGCCCGTGCCGGCGCCGGCAAACGTGCCGCCGCCCACGCCCGACAAGACGCCGTTCGCAAACACGGTTGCGGCCTCGGTCGTCCAATCAATTACGGCGGGCAAGTTGGTCGGCGTGATCTTCATGGACAAAATCAGAAACGAACGAGAAAGCGCGACGCGATCTCGCTCTCGGAGAGCGTAACCTCTGCGCCCGTTTGCGGCTCGATGTAAATCAGGCCGCGTTCGGTTAGGGCGCAATTGATGGCGTGCCCGCCGCCCTTGTCGGGGCGATACCAGACGACGCCAATCGCAAGCGTTTGCGCAGCCGTGCGCGACTGGAACGACTCAACGAAGAAACGAAGCTGCGCTAGCGCGGCGTAGGTGTCGGCGAAATGGTTACAGTCAAACCGCACGTCCCACTTCACGACGCCCTCGCGGAAAAGCGAATTGCGAAACGAGTCGTAATAGCCGGCAAGCCACGCGCTATTCACTTCGGCATATCCAACGTCGCCCGCTGGCGCGGTCGCGCCCGCGCCCATCAGGTCAAGCGCGTTGAGCACGCGCCCCGTGTCGGCCTTGGGCTTTGGCTTGGAGAAAAACCATTCCATGTTATTTCGCCTGCGCCGCCGCGTATTCCTGTTCGGCAATCGCCGTTACGAAGGCCGAAACCTGCGCGTAAGTCAGCGTCTGCCCGCCAACGGTAACGGTCTTGTCGCTCGTCAGGGACCACGTAACCGGAACCCAAGGGGCGACAAAGGTTTGGTCTCCAATGACGGTCTTTTGCTCGTAAAAGGCCGTAGCGGTGCCGTTGGCTGAGTTAGGGTCGGTCTGGATGCGTTGGAGCGTGTTTGTGACAACAGGCGAGGTAGCGGCGAGGCAGACAAGCGATGCGGTCAGGATGAGCAGAGAAACGAGTTTGGTTTTCATGGTTGGGAAATTAACGGATGCGGCGTGCGCGGATGGAGCCGTAAACGGTCAGCGTGGAAAGGGTGAAAGTAGGGCGGCACACGGCGTAAACGGTCGTCGTGCCAGCGAGGGAGACGCGCACGGGGCCGACGGTTTGACTGATGTTGTTGGTTCCGGGAACGGCGGCTGCGGTAGAAAATACGGTGTAGTCGCCGGCGCCTGTCGTTGTCGTCGGGAGCGTGCCGGTGGTTTGACTAATACCTTGCGAAAGCTGGCTGATGCTTGTCGTCGCGCCGGGAATGTAGATCGCGGTAACAAACACATCCCAATCGCCAGCGGTCAGGGACACGCTTGCCAGATTTGTGCTCGTGGCAGTCGTCAGCGAAACCGCGGAGCCTGACGCGACGGTCGTCTTTAATTCTTCTCCCTCGTTGCCCGCTGCGGCGTTGTTGTTGGTAGTTGTGCCGACAATGCCGCCGCCTGCTGTAATCGTCCCACCCGCATTGATGTTACCGCCGCCAATCGCGACGTTGGTCGCCGCCGTGCCATTTCCGATGGTGAGAGCGCCGGTGGTGCTGGAGGAGGCGGATGTGGTGTCACTGATTTGGAATTTACCCGCACCCGCTGAATAGAACGCATAATTGCTCACCGTTCCACGGCTCAACGCATCGACGTAAAAGGCGTATTGATTGGCCAATGTTCCAGTGCTGCTGGCAAACGTATCAGCCGCTCGAAAACCGTAGAAACTTGAAACATTTCCAGCGTTCAGAAGCGCAAGCGTAGATTTAAATCCCATGACATTAGTCAATGTTCCGCTCGTGGCCGACTGATTCACGGCGGATGTAAAGTTTTCCACATCGGCAACGTTGGTTGTGCCGTTGTTCGTCGTGCTCGCATTCATCGCCGATACTGTTCCGCCAGACGCCGCACCGCTGGCGACCGTAGCTTGCACGCGAGCGCCATAAAGATTGGCAGCGAGAGGCGTCATTGAGGGAGAAACGCTCAATCCAATCGCTCCGCTAGTGGTAATCGTTGGCGTAAACGATGCGGTGCTTCCGCCAAAAATTGACCCGGCAATACCTACTCCACCTGCAACTTGAAAGGCGCCCGTCGTTGTGGAGGTTGCTGCCGTAGTCCCCGCAATGGTCAGTTTGCTGCCCGTGCCCGCGATAGCCACGACGCCCGTGCCGGTGGGCGTGATAGTCGCGTTTCCCGCGCTCGCGCCCTGCCCCAGCACCAGACTCGCGCCGCTTGCGGCTCCGCTCAACACCAATGACCTCGTGCCGTGCCCCGTGATGTTTGCCAAGCCTGTTGCCGTTGAAAACAAGACCGTTCCCGCACCCGCCGTAGCTACGCCTACGGTGTCAGCCGAGTCCAAGTAAAGCCCCGTGTTGGTGTTGCCTGTGAACGCGATTGACGGCGCCGCGTTTGTTCCTGCTGCGAAGGAGGCAACACCTGTTACGCTTGGGCTGGTAAGGCTTTTGTTACTCAGAGTCTCCGCTCCTGCCAATGTCGCCAAAGTTCCGGTAGTCGGAAACGTAACGGAAGTATTGCCCGTCAAACTTGCAGTCAGATTAAACGCACCCGACGTAGCAAGGTTGCCGCCTAGCGTGATTGTCTTGCCCGTGTTGGCTACTCCGGTGCCGCCTTGCGCACCGCTCCACGTTCCCGAGAAGGTTGGCGAGTTCGGGAGAGTCAACGTCAGGTTTGCTAGGGAAAGCGTGCCGCTCGTCGGCGTGCCGGTTGCAACGCCGTTTAGCGTCAGGGTTTTCCCAGCCGGAACGGTTACGTTTCCATTGATTCCGGCGTTGCCCACGACGGTAGAAATCGCGGCGGCGTTGCCCGTGAAGAAATTAGACGGCGAGACAAGCGCGCCGGTTGAGGTGGTCGCGGTAACGGATTGCGACGCGGGCGGGGTCGGCTGCGCGCTAGACGACGGAGCAAGGGCGAACCAAAGCGCCGCCGCAATCAGGGCGAACGGCGCAAACGCGAGGCGGGTGAAATTGTGCGGGAGTTTCATGTTTTGTATCGTCAAATGGTTGTTTGGTTAGGTCGGCAGCGCGGTGCCGGTTTGGTCGCACGTCACGGCTACGGCGTCGGCTGCGCCCACGGCTACGAGGTAGTGCCAGAGCGTCGTGTCGTTGTTGTAGATGGCTGGTTGGCCCAGAATCCAAACGCTGCGCAAGCGCCATTTTACGGCGTTGGTCGTGGCGTTGTAGTCAAACGGGGCGAACAGAAAACCGGCGTTTGTTGAGGTTGTCGCCGTCAGCTCAAAAAACGCTTGGATGTTGTTCGGGAACGACGCGAGCATACGCGCCCCCGCCGAGTAGGTGTTTAGCGTTTTGATTCCGCACAGCTTCGTTGAATCCTCGGATGCCGAGGCGATGCCAAACAGCGTGCGGCTCTGCGTGTAGCCGGCGCGTATGTAAGCGTAAACGGCATCGTCCGCGCCCTCGGTCGTGGCTACGCCGTTCGGGAGCACTCGATTCAGCAACGGAACGCGAAGCTCGGCGTAGGTCGTCGTGTAGCCGCTCGGGTCGGTAACGCTGATTTGCAGATTGAACCAACCGTATTGCGGGCGCGGGAACGGAACGCGGGCCTGCGTCGGGAAGCGCGTCCAATCAATTGCGCTTCCCACTTGGAGCGCGAGCGCGTCAACGAGGCGCGCCGTGTTGAGCGAAAGGTTTCCCGTCCAGCCGTTTGTGATGCCAGTGAACGACGTGCTTGACGTGTAGGCCGCTGCGCCGCCCGCGTCTAGCGTTCCGAGCCCGACGTTGAGCGTGTAACCAGACGCGCCCGCCCATGCCGGCGCGGCGGTGCCCGTCGTGAAATAGATCGTGAGCGTTGCCGTGTCGCCCAGAACCATTTGCTCCAGCGAGGTGACGGGCGTGGAGTCCGTCATGGACGTGACCGCCGCCCGCGTCTTGTCGGTTGCGGTCGTGAGGATGTAGAGCGGATTCATGGCGTAGGCGTAGGCGCGGCGGTTACTTTTGGGAGGTTGTCAAAGGTTACGAGGGGAGCTGTCGAGTGGTGCGAAGGCCGGCGAGTAGCAGGTTTAGCTGCGCCGATGCGCTTGCCGCCGTTGCCGATGAATCCGCAATTGCCCTTGGCAACATCAGCGGAAGCGGGAGAATCAGGTTTGGCGCGTCGCCTCGTATTGGATGATTGCCGGGCGATAGTGCTTGCACGTTGCCGGCGGGGACTAAGTGAACCTCAAGATCAACAAGCGCATTGAGGATTTGGAACGCATCGCGCACGCGCTTAGGGTCTGTCAGCAGGTCGGCAACGCTATCGGGAACGGTTACGGTTCGGGCCATGTTGTTTGGTTCGGTCGCGGTTATACGTCGGCCATGTTAATCTCTTGGAATGTTTGCGTGTAAATCGGCCAGCCGTTCCAGCGCACTAGCTCGGTTGCGTCGTAGGACTGATGGCCCGACGAATACGCCAAAACCGCTGCGAGAAAGTTCACGTCGTTCAGAAGCAAATCGGGAATGGGAATGTCTGCCGCCGTCGTGATTCCCGCCGTGATGCCGGGGAGGTAAAAACGCTGGCTCAATCGCGTTCCCACTCGGTCGGTGCCGGGCGTATAGTCGCGATACCATTGGCCAATCGTGTTGCTTACCGTGCCCGTCAACGACGATAAATTTGCGACAATGGTGTTGGCGTCTATGATAGACCAATTGGCGGGATTGGTGAGCAAATATCCCGTGGTCACGCCGCCCGATGTGTTTGTCACCAAAAGATCAGACGCCGTAAATCCATGAGCGGTTAGCGCGATGCGATATCCTATGGAAACATTTTGCTGCGTTGGGGCCGCAAGAAAAACGTAAATGGTTTGAGCCGCCGCAGGCGAAAGCGAAGCGCTATTGATTGAGAACTTAGTGGACGTTGATCCCGCCGAACATTGAATCAAAAAAGTGGACGACGTAAAATTTCCGCTAACAACGATGGTCAATCCATCCGTCACAACGTCCGCAAGAGCATTAATTGCGGCGGCGATGTTGGCGGTAGTTTCGTTGTAATTGAGTGCGCCCGTCGTGCTTGTTTTGTAGGTGACGGTAAACGTGCCGCCCGTTGCGACGGTGACGGTTGGCGTCACGCCTCTCATCGTTCCATAAATCTTGTTGTTCCCGCCCCAAAAGTAGGATCCATAAAAATAACTCACCCCAAGGGTCGTCACCACGTCGCTCGGATAACTGCGAAACGTAATGGGGGTTGATCCTACCGTGGCGGGCGAAGGTTTGGTGATTACGCGTGTGCTGTATGTCGTTTGCGTCGCCGGCACGCGGGCGTAGGTGCGCGTCATCGCAACAAGGTCGGAGATGCCCGTTGGCGTCGGCTCGGGCTCGGCCATCAGGTAGGCATCAGAAAAGCGCGGGTCGCGATCTACGCCGACTTGGCCGGGAATCCACGTTGAGCCGCGCACGCGGTATTGCCGGTCAATCGTGATAGCCGTCTTGTCGTTGTTGACTTGGAACGGGTAGCGAATGATGGGCGAGTTGACGAAAAGCCCGCGAGTGAAATTGCCGTCTAGGAGAATTTGTTGAGATGCCATGATGGTCCAGCGTGCGGTGCGGTTTACTTTCGGAAGATGCCGGATTGCGTCAGCGTGTCCGCAATCGTCTCAATGCTGTTTGCCGTGCGCGTGCTCGTATCGCGCACGTCTGAAAGCGCCTTCTCTGCGAGCGTGTCGCCGTATTGGCGAATGGTTGCCGCCTCGCCAAATCGTCGGGCGTAGTTTGAAACCTCCGACCGCTGCGAGATTTCGCGCTCAATCTTGGAAATGTCGTTCTGATACTGCGCAATCGCAGGCGAACGGAACGCTCCGCCAACGTGGAACCCTTGCGACGTGTCCGCCGCCATTTCGTCCGCCAGCTTTGATTTGAGCCGCGACAATGTGCCTTGCAGCGCCGTCGTGCTCATGCTGCCGTAAGTGTCGCCCGTGCTCGTTTGCTCAACGGAAACGCGGGCCTGCACAAGCGAAAGCGTATCAGACGCGAGCTTCTTTTGCTTTTCGGCTTCGTTGGTTTGCCCAATGAGAATTGCGAGCCGTTCCTTTTCTGCGGGGATAAGTTCACCCGTCAGGCTTTTGGTCGTCAAGACGTGCAACTCTTTGTCTAGGTCGGCCTGCTTCGCTTGCCCCGTCAAAATGCTTAGGCGCAATTTTTCAACCTCGGTCAGATTTTCGCGGCCTTTAAGCAATAGCGCGGCAATTTCTTTGTCCGCTGATGCTACGTCTTTGTTGGCCTCGCGGATCGCCTTTTGATTTTCAAGCAATCGGTTTTCCGCTTTGATTCGCTCGGGCGTGCCTTCTTCGGTGCGGGCGAGTGCGGTCCTGATTTCCTTTTCCTCGCGCAATTGGATGTTGAGCTTTGTGTTCGCGGTCAAAACTTCGCCGTGAAACTTCGCCCAATCGTCGCCCAATTTTACTAGGTCTTCGTAGTATTTGTTTTCCTGCTCTAGCGCCTTGTTTTGCGCCTCCTGCAAATTCTTGCGACGCTCGGCCAAAACTACGCGCTCTTGTTCTTTGCCCGCCGCCGTCATCGCGTTGGAATTTATCAGCGCCTCGGAATCCGCAACCTCTTGCGTGAGCTTGGCGATTTTCTCCTGAATCGTCAGCGCGTTGATTTTGGCGTTGTTCAGCGCCTCGGCTTCCGACCTGCGTTTCTCGTCCTGCTTTTGTTGCTCGTCATTGATCGTCTTTTGCACCTCAAGCAAAGCGTTCCCCGCTTTCAATTGCTCAACTTGCGCCTTGCGCCGTTCTAGCATGTTGTCGCCCGCCTCAACCTCGGCGCGCTGCGCCTCTAAGAGTTTCTGTTGAAGGATGTTCTTTTGCTCGGCAATCGGCAGCGCCTTGCGTTCGGCCTGCTCGCGGGCCTCGGTCAGCGTTTTGATTTCCTCGGTGATCTTCTTGAAATCGTCGGCGTGTTTCTTGGCTTCTGAAAGCGACAATTCCGCCGCACGCGCCGCCTTGTCTGTCGCATCAAGCACGCGTTCGCCCTCGCCCCATTTGTCGAAAGTTCCAGTAATCAGCGCGCCGATTCCCTTAAGCCCGCTTCCAATCTGTTCGCCTATCTGGTTGAACGTGCCAACCGTGACCATCGCAAATTTGCCGACGACTTCTTTGCCCTCGTTGAGCGAAGCGCCAAAGCGACGCACCGCCGCCGCGTTCATGTCGTTTGCGTCCGTCGATTTGTTTGCCGCCTCAATCGCTACGTCATAGAATTTCTTGACGCCCTCAACGATGCCCGCGCCAAGAAACAAGTCCTTAAGATCATTGAACCCGCGCTTAAGCCCTTTGACGTTATCTTCCAGCCCGCCAGAGCTGGCGTCCTTCATTTTGTCAAAGCTCTTTTTGACGACGTTTGGCAACTCGCCCACGTCCTGACGAAGCTGCGAACTGTCCGCGCCGATTTTGGTGATAAGACTAGCCATAGGTGTGAGCGGTTAATCGGTTGCGATTTGCTTGGCGCGTTCGGCGGCTAGGCGCGGCGCGTTGGCATCGGCCAAGAAATCGCGCACAAGTGCGGCCTCGGCGGGGTCGTAATATCCGGCCTCCTTGCCCATGTTTCCGCGTTCAATGCAACGCGCCATCTGAAACAACTGCGCAAGTGGTGTGTGACGAAACGGGCGCGGCATCGGCCAATGGTGATACTCGCGGGCAAACATGTCTGCGAGTTGCGCGTGGCGCGCCGCCGCAACGCTTGGCCCCGCGTCTGCCTCTTCGTTTGCCGGCAACGAATCCGCCCACGTCGCTTCCACGATTGCCCGAATCTCGCGCACGGCTTGCAAGAATCGCTCTGCGCGAACGCTTGCCCTACGGCGCGGCTTCGTCGTCAGCGGGCACAATGCCGCCTCGTGCCTGAGATTTAGCCGGAAACGCAGCCAGAAACGCGGCGCGGGGTCGTCCGTGTTGAACTCAAACGAATGAAAGAGCAGGAAGTTTTTCACGTCCGACTCAACGGGGGGCAACCCGCACACGAAAGCGTTTCCCGTGGCGTGCAACAAAGCATCCGTTGCCGGCGTGATCGGGCGAATCGGCAAGCCTAACACGATCTCAGGAACTGCCGCCCACGCTTCCGAGCGCCGACGCGCCGACGCCCGCCGCGTCTTTTCCAACAGTCTAGCAAACTCGTTGTCCTCAATCATGGTGCGTTGTGTTTTGTGCCGCGTCTTGGTTCGTAAAAGCAAAAGCCCGCCTCGGTTGTTTTGGCCGGGCGGGCTCAGGCGTGCGGCGATTCGGTGCGCCGTGTGTCGTGATTTATTAAGACCCGACAAAGTCGGATGACGACGTGCCAGCAAGCTGCGTGATCTCGCACGAATAGGAGCGCAAACCCTCGGTCGAGAAATTGAGGGTCAGGTTGCCGACGGTCCAGTATTTTGAGTCATACAGGAACGGCACAAGCTGCGACGGCTCGGGGGTGCCGGTGTAAGCCATGATCTCGCCGGGGAGCTTCTGGAAGTCCACGACGTGAGACGAAGCGTAGGGCTTGCCGTTTTCGTCTTTCTCGAAATTGGAAACGATGGGCTTGCTGCGCGTGCCGGTCTTGAACAGGTAAACGTAACCGTCAATGGTTACTTTGTAACTGCCGCGAACTAGGCCGCGATCTGCGAGGGTGGTATTGCTGGCCATGATTGGTTAGGGCTTAGAGGTTGCCGGTTGCCAGCGGTTAGATGATAGCGCCGGAAGCGATAGGATCGAGAACCATCTTGGTGGAACTCTTCATGATGCCAAGAACGACGGGATAAGCGCCAGCGGCAGGAATGTCGGCAATCGTGATGCCGCCCGCGGTGTTGGAACCGTAAACGGTCGCGCCGTTCGTGCTCGTGCCGCCAAAGGTGAAGTCCGTGTCTTGGATGACAACGGTAACGGGCTGGCCTACGCCTGGAGCGGAACTTTCGGCTATGCCGCGAACGTCGGTGATGCCGTTGCCGGTCGAGGCGGCGTTGAGGTCAAGCAGCGCCCACGCGTTAGAGCTGTTGAGGTAAACAGCTTGGCCGGCGGTGATGGCGACGGCGCTCTTGTATTGCGAGAGACGAACGGCGGTTGAAGATCCGAGGACGTTAGCTGCGGTGATTGAAATGTCGGCCATTTGAAAAAGGGGAGCTTAGGCTATGGTTGGCGATTATTGTTTGCGGGGCGTGTCAACAGCTAGGCGGCTTCTGCCCCGACGAGTTTGAGCCAAGGGTAGGCGCGGACGGTCTGCGCGTGCGACGCAAACACGGCATTTTCCACGTTCTTTTGGAAATACTGCGTGCGCCCATTAATCACGCTCAACATCATGGTGTCGAACTTGAGTTTCGGCCAATAGGGTAGGCGATTGGTCAACACGGCGAAGTAACTCTCACCCGGCTTGCCTTCGTCGTTTCCGATTCCGTTCTGGTATTTTTGCCCGTTGCTCGCCATTGCGCGCCGAGCCTTGGCAATAGCCGCCGGCGATGCGCCGCCGCCCGGTATGTCCTCAAGAATTATCCCGAGGTCGTCGGCCATCTGAATCCACGATTGCCGCGCAAGCCCCGCCGAATCCTTCGCTAACGGCAATGCGCGGCGATACTTTGTCGCGTATTCGTTCACGCTGTCACGAATATCCCACCATAACTGATTCTTGAAATGATACTTCGTCGGCGTGAACTTCTGCGCGTCGTCCGACATTTGCCCTGCGAGCAACCATGCCGAGCCGTTGTTTTTCCCGCGCTCCAAGTTGCGCACGTTCGCCCATACGCGCCCGCCGTTGCGCTTCAACCCGCTATTGATTGTCACGTTTAGCTTGCCGCTCGTCAGGTTGAGCGAGCGCAGCACGCGGCCCTTGGTTCGCAATTCTATGCCGTCGGGCTTTGCGACTTTGGTGCGCCCGGCGCACGTTTTGAGGACGACTCCAACCTCGGCAAGCGTCACAACCTTTTCCGAGAATCCTTGCAGCTTGGCAATGGTTCGCAGCGACTCCGAGAACTGCGACGCGATTTCGTCGGCGTTGAGTATTGCCGCGCCCATTGCGTTAGTCTCCGGTGCCCGTTTGGTCGTTGACTGACCATTCGCCAATGTTCGTCGCGCCGCCGAGCGTGCAAATGATGTCGATGTAGCTTTCTCCACAAATGCCCTCTTGGTCGGGAATGAAAAGGTGTGGAATATCCAGCGACTTAAGGAGGTCTTTCACGGCCTGCTCAATGTTGCGCTCAAAAGCAAACACTTTGGCCTCGTCGCCAATTTGCGCGGCGTCGACGAGGGTAAACCCTAGCGAGAATTGCAGCCGCAAAATGTCTTGGTTATAGTCGCGGTCCACGTCGCGAACACTGCCGCTCGGTTGAATCTTGCGGACGGCGTAGAACTCAAGAAACGAGTCTAGCGGTGCTTTGTATTCGCGCAACGCGGCGCGCACGCGGGAGGCAAATTCCTCGTGCATCGTCGCCGCATAAAGCACGTTTGACGGCGCGGCGTCAGGGCGTTGCGTGTAAACGCTAATCGTCAAAAACGCCTCGTAGTAGTCGTATTCGTGAACGAGTCTCATTGGCCGTTTTTAACGAGGATGAAGGTGACGTGTAGCGGGTCGTTCACGTCAACCACGTCAATCAGGTAAGTGATTGTCGGGGAAATGTCCGTGCGAACGAGCTTTTGCTTGGGCTCGGGAATGATCGTGAATTGGTCGCGAGTTGCCATCAGCACGACTTCCGACCGCTTACGATAGCCGCCGCCGACGTTTGGCACGTCCACAACTTGCGCCCGACCAAACACGCCTTTGCCCTCAAACCCGTTGACAAGGAAGTTAGTTGCGTCCGTCGCAGCGCCTTGCATTTCGGCAATGACGTTTTGCGCATCGGTCGCGGCTGCGGTTATGACGGAGAATAGGCCCACGCCTTTGCGCGCATGTCAAAGCCTGCGAATCCACGGCGGCGGATCGGCTGGCGGGCGTCGCAAGTGCCGCCAAAATCGCCAAACACAATAGGCGATTGCGATGATGAGCAAAACGGCAACCGCCGCGATAACGCACGCCAGCCCGCCAATTAAAAAGTATAGCATAGCGTGCGTTAAGTTCACGGTCAGTTAGCTCCTCGCTCGCCCTTTAGCTTGGCAATCTCGTCGTGCGCTGCCTTGAGCTTTTCTTCTAGGTCAAGGCGTTGCATCTCGGTTTGCAGCGGGTAGAGCGCAAGCCCTCTGTGCAGGATGCACGGCTCGTCCTGCTTGACCCATGCCGTTGTCGTCACGTCCACGTAAATCTTCACGCCGGCGGCGCGAGCCATTTCGCAGAAAGCCCAATCTTCCGACTGGTCGCGCATAAAACCTAGCTCGGTGTCGAGTCGGATGTCGTGAAAGAAAAACGAGAATCGGTCGGCGCGCACGCCGTTTTCGTCAATGTCGTAGTCGCACTTGTAAACGCGCTCGGGAAACTTCGCCATGATCTTCTCATAAGCGACGCGGGGAATCTGCATAAATCCCGTGCCTGCCTTGGAAACTTCCATCAGCCCGCGTGCGTTTGGCTCGGGGTTTCCGCCTTTCAGCGAATTGAACGGGTAAGAAATCTCGGATTGTTTCTTAGCGTAGAGGCCGACAATGATTGAGTCGGCGGCTTCGGGATGGGCGCGAAGTGCTTTGACGTGGCGCGGCTGAAACATTACGTCCGCGTCACAGAAGAAGTGATGCGTGCATGGCGTCTTGGCGAGGAACAGGTGCGCGCACTCGTTGCGCGAGCGCACTTGTCCTTCGCCGGCGTGAACCTTCCAGCCGTTCCAAAGCTTGTGTTCGTGCTGCGCGAGCATCACGGAATCAAAGGTGTTCATCGTCACGTTCCCGTCAAAGGCGATGACGGAAAGGAAGTGCGATTGAGCGCCCGCGCCTTTCTTGGCAATCGGTGCGCGGAGGTCGTATTTGTCGAGTGGTTTCATGGTTGGTTGTTAGCTGAGAATCCAGAAATTGCCGTCCACAACTTTGACGCGGCGGTTAAACTCAATCGCGTAACGATGCACGGCGATTTGCACGCCGGGGAAGCTCGCGTAATCGTCGCCAAAGATTCGCCCGTTAGGCGCAACGAGTGGCGCGTAAGCGCAAATGTCAGTGTAGGCGTCCTCGTATTCGTGAGATCCGTCAATGTAGATGAGGTCAGCAAACAGGCCACGAGACGCAAGCGCACGCGCACCGTTTACGCTCGTTTGGCGCACGGGATGGATGCGCCCCGCCGCGTGATGGTCGCGGAAGTTGCGGAGGAATTGCTCGTAGATTTGCGGCGTGCCGTGTTCGTCGCGGTGCAGGTCGTCTTGCGGCTTGTCCGAAAGGAAATGGTCAATGCCGCCGAGCCAAGTATCGACGCAATAAATCTCACTGCCAAACCGTTGCGATGCCTCGGCAAAGTGCCACGCGCTGCGGCCCTTCCACGTTCCGACTTCGACGATGACTTTTGGCTGAACGTCCTCAACCAACTCGTCAAAGATTTTGTGGTCGCTGTTCCATCCTTGGAGGTCAACAAACTCGGGGAGCTTGGATTTGCTGGCGACGGTCGCAGTCAGTTGCGCGACGGTCGGGAATAATTGGATCTTGCTCATTGTGCGGATGCTGTTGCGGTTTGCGTTTCGTTGTTCGGTGCGTCGCGGTAAAGCGTCACCGATTCCTTGTGTGTGTATCGCGTGCAAATTACAAGCGCGCCTTTTGGCAATCTGCGCTGCACGTCGCAGAGGTTTGCCTCGGCGCGCAGCAAGCGCAGCTCTAGCAGGCCGTGCGTTCGTTTTGCGGGCGTTTCGGTCGCGGTCGGAATGGTCATGGGTAAAAACAAAAAGCCCCCAGTCGCCCGGTGAGGGCGAAGCTGGGGGCGTGAGGGTTGGTCGGTAGTCGGTTCGGCTCGTTTCCCGCGCTTGCGGCGCAGTTGGCGAGCCGTGTCGGCTTAGTTGCTGTCCGTGCCAGCGCCGACGAGGCGGTAGGTGAACGAGACGGCGGTGTTAGTGCCGGCAGTCGTGGAGCACGCAGCTTGCACGCTGATGTAGCGGCCAGCGTTGGCCGGGATGCGCCAGCGAACCGTATCAGACGAAACAGCCGCACCGTTGCCAGCCGTGCCGGTCGTCACGTAAGTGAGCGACGGGGTAAGAACGGTGGTCGGGGTGCTTGCGGTGTCGGCAAGGACGGTGTAGGTGATCGTGCCGCCGCTCGGGAGCGCCGGGGTTGCCGGGGTCGAGATTTCAATAACAGTGCCTTCGGGGATGATTCCGTCGGTGTTATCTCCGGTGTCGAGTGCGGTTGCGGTAACGCTCGCGCCCGCAGCGGGAAGCGCGGTCGTGACGGTAAGGTTGAGGTCGCGCAGACGGCGACCACTATAAGCAGATGCTTGAACGCCCATTGTAGTAGGTCAGTTAGTGAAGGTTGAGGTTGCCGGCAGCGATTAGCTCGCGGTCTCGGTGGAGACGAGAGAATCGGTGATGGTGATCGGGATGCCGTGGCACTCTTGCGGCATCGGAGCCGCGAGGAGCGCGCCGCCTGCGCCGCCTTGCATGTAGCTAGGCGAAACGACGGTGCGGTTGAGTTGCAGCGTGTAGGCAGCGTCGCGGTTCATGAACCAACGGAGCTTGCCGGAATTGCGGATGTGCAGCGGAACTTGCGAGAGCAGCTTCGCGGCGAGAACGTCCGTGAAGTAGGACGCAGCCGAGGCGGTCGAGACGTTGCGGGCTCGGAACGCGGCGTAACGGGAGCCGTAGGCGAGACCGAGCCAGCCGGCGAAGTTGGAAACGTAGGCCATTGCGACCTTGCCAGCGGTGCCGATTTGCACCTGCTGTTTCTTCCACTCGGGCATGACGAACGGGGGCGCGACGATGGTCGGTTCGCCGCTCGGGAGAGCAACGTCGCCGCCAGAAGTGGCAGCAGCGGTGCGACCGGCAACGAAATGGATGCCCTTCGGGTCGAGGTAGAGCAGGTAAACGGACGTGGTAACAGCGCCCGTGCCGCTCGCGTTCACGTTCAGCGTGGCGCTCGTGCCGACGAAAGTCGCAAGACCTTGGAAACCGTTAGCGTCCGAGGAGGTGCCGTAGTAAAGCTGCGCGCCGAGCTTGATGCCCACGCCTGCGACAGCGCCGGATGCTTCGTCAGCGAGAACGTCGCCCACGGTGCGATCTTCGGAAGCGGGAAGCTCCTCGGGAACTTGGAGCTGACTGTCGATGTAGAAGCACTCGGAGAGCTTCTGCACGTAGTCCGACTTGCCGGGGACCACGCCATCGCCAACCGTGCGGAAGGCGGCGGTAGGATAGCCGGTGCGAAGGGTCGTCTTGAAGGAAACGCCGTTGATCGGGCGGACGGGAAGAACGCCCATTTCGGGGGCGAACGTGAGAACGTCCTCAATCAGACCAATCTCGCGGTCAGAGCCGCTGCGCTTGGCGATGTCGAGGAGTGTGAGGGTAGCCATGACAGTTTAGGTTAGGTTTTAGGATGGCCCACGACGAAAAGAGCGCGGGAGAGTTGGTCGGTCAAAATCAGTTGCGGGACGGCTTGCGATTCAGCTCGTAAGCCTGTTTGTGGAAATCAGCGGCGAGACGGTCGCGACCTTTTGGGCCGGATTCGTCGGCTTTGGCGGCGGCTTTCTTGGCGCCGGGTTCGGGCGCGATGTTGTCGGCAATCGGGTCGTGGCCGGCGCGGGCAACGAGAGTCACGGCGGCGCTGGCGCTTTTGGCGGCGATTTGCTCTCTGATCCTTGCGGCGTCGCTGGCGTCAATGCCGGCGTCTTTGAGCGCGGCGGAAACGGCGGCGAGCTTTTCGGCGTCGGCCTTGGAAGCGGTCAGAGCGTTGTTAGCCGAGACGAGCGCGGCGTTGAGGTCTTTATTTTCGGAGGCGGCGGCGGCTAGGGTCTGCTCAACGTCGGGCGAAGCGGGGCGAGCGGCAGCAGCCGAGGCGAGCGCGCTCTTGAGGACATCGACGTTGCCGCTAGACGCAGCGGCTTCAAGGTCAAGGCCGGCAGCTTTGAAAGCGGCGTCAGCAAAGGAGGCGGTTTTGACGGCGGTGAAAAACTTCATGGTAGCGGGTGCGAAACGGTCGGTTAGTTATTGCGGAAAGTGTCAACAGCGACTTGCCCCGCGACCGCCATTAGCACGTCGTCAAGGCATGGCACGATTTCGTCGACAAGGTTTACGGCAACGGCGCTTTCGCTTATGAACGTCTGACCCTGCATCGCTTCCGTTGACACTCCATCGCGGGCGGCGCGCACGTCGCCCGTGAACATCGCGTAAATTGCGTCAACGTCGGCCTGAATCATGGCGCGCTCTTTGTCGCTCAACGGTTTTCCAGAGATGCCAGCGGCCTTGTATTCGCCGGCCTTAATCAGCTCCAGCTTGTAGCCTTGTTTCGCCCACCATTCCGAATCGTCGCACAGCGCGACGTAAACGCCGATTGAGCCTAGGTCGGCGGTCTTGGTGGCGAAGATGCCGCGGCAACCGCACGCAATCCAATACGCCGCCGAGCAGCATTGCCCGCCCGTGAACGCAAAGCACGGCTTCACGGCGTCGGCTTCCTTGATCTTGGCCGAAAGCTCGGGAACGCCGGTCACGACGCCGCCGGGAGAATCAATGTCTAGGACGATTGCGCGCACGGCAGGATTTGCAATCGCGGCCTCAATTGCTTCGCCGACCGCCTCAACGTCGCAGCCGCCGCACTCCGTTTCCATCGCCGACAAGTGCCGCCCGATAACGCCGTAAACTTCAACCACGGCAACGCCGCCCGTCTTGTCTGCGTCGTTCGTTGCCTCAACCTGAGCCTCTGCGCCCGTTGGCATACGGTCAGGCATGAGCGCACGCGGCGCCGCGCTCAGAGACCCGCGCAGGTGCGCGCCTAGCGTGTCGGCGATTGCTTGAATCGTCGGCGGGGTAACTGCCCAGCGAGCAGAGCGGAGAGCGGCGAGGATGCGCGGGTATTTCATCGGGAAAGGTTATGGCTTGGTTTTTGGGTATGGCTCAAACGCGGGTGCGCCTTGCGCCGCGCCGTCGGGCGTTGCCGTGGATTTGTCCACGTTGTCGCTCGTCTGCGCGTTGTCCGTGTTGCCTAGCTCGGATTCCTCAACGCCGTATTTCGCCGCGATCTGTTTCTTGAGAGCGACGTATTTCGCCTGCGCCGTGAGCACTTGCTGCGGACGATGACCGCCGCGGCGGTGAAGGAATGGCATTGCGTCCGCGCCAGCCGCGACCGCCTCGATGTCGATGCGCGTTGAGTTGCGATCTACGACGAACTCAGGCGGCGGGGTAACGCCCCATTTCAGGAACTCGGGATGCACGGGCAAGTCGCCGCGTTTCGTGAACTTCGCAACGCGATAGCGCGTGCAGCGCGCCACGGCGTGCTCAAATTCCGAGAACGTGTTCCCGATGAGCGTATTTACTTGGTCTTGAAACGCCCGCGTCGCCGCACCGCGCAGCGCGCTAGGGTCAAGCATTTCCAAGCGCCAGCCGATTGCCGCGATAGCCGTCGCCGCCGTGCGCAAATCAAATTCCATCCAGCCGCTTCCCGGCGTGTCGCTCTTGTGCGCCGTGATGCTGCCACCCTGCTTCACGTAGCGGATATGTCCGCGCTCGATGACCTCGGGTGCCGTGTTGTTGAGCGTCGGCATCGTGAACGGCGGGTTCACTAGGTCTTTTACCGGGTCGCGCCGCCCCGTTTCGTTCGTCTCAATCAGCGTCAATTTGCTGTTGATAACCTGCTGGTCAAGTTGAGCCGAGCGCGCCAAATCCACGCCGAGCAGGTCGAGCAATGCCGGAGCGATCTGCGGAATCGGGCGACCTTCCGAGAACCAACGCGGCGCGCCGACATGAACCATGTCACGCGCAGAAATGTCTTCGTCGTGGTCCGGCGTCTCGCCAAGCACACGATACGCGACTTCCGCGCCCGCCTGATTGTAGATGATGCCGTTGATGATGCGCAGCCCAGTGTAGGGCGTTTCAATGATCTCCGTGCCGCCTTCGTCGTCAATCTTCGCACGCGAGAACGCCGAGCCTTTTGCCACGATGCCGCCAGCCCCGCCGCCGCGCTGCCCGATGCGGTGAGCCTCCAGCGGTTGCAGCAACGGCCAGCCGTCTTTGTTCTGCGTCAGTAGCACAAAGAATCCGCCGTCCAGCGCCGACGCCACAACACCCAATCGCCAAAACGTGCGCCAATCGTAGCGCGGCCCACGCGTGCAACAAAGGTTGCGCGTATCCTCCAGCAACGATTCCGCCGCCTCGCCGTATTCCGTGTCATCGCCCGTGAAAAACGGACGCCAACCGCTTCCGCTTACGTAGTCGGCCTTTTGCGCAATCGCTGCGCTGACCATGCCGCGAGAACCGATTGCGCGACTTTCGCTGACAAGGTTTTTCCAGCGACCCGCGCTAAGAAGGGAAATGTAGTCGTCAAAGTGCCAGCCGGGTGGCGGGCGAAGGCGGGCGTCATCTTGCGTTCTGGCATAAAGTTGTCCCCCACCGTTGACCTGCGCGGGGCGTCCGAAACCGTCGAGAATAACAGAGGGCATAGGCGTGCGGCGGGCGGGCGGTCCGAGGGTTAAATGAAGGCGACTACGCCGGCGTTGGTCGGCGCTTGCAGCGGGAAGCGACCGGGGTCGAGGTAGTAGAAAGCCGCCTGCAAATCCAGCATCCTGCGGTCTAGCTCAACGCGCTGTTGATCTAGCCCCGCAAACTGGAAGCTCTGCCCGTTGACAGACGAACCCAAAAGGCGGTTATTGAGCGCCTTCCTTTCCGCAATCAATTTCGCCTGCTCCGTTTCAAGCTCGTCCAGCGTGAACCCCCAATAGGGACCAGTCGGAACCGTCTGCGATGTGGTGTTGATTGACATTGGCGCTTGTCTTCGCGCCGTGTGTCAACGGTTGCGCATTTTGCATCGGTTGCGCGTTGCCGAGGGAGCCGTGCGTTTCGCTCATGGAAAACGGCTAGGCATAGCTCACCCCATCGCGGGGGCGAGCTACTTGGAAGCAATGCGCTTCGACTATGGAATCCGTATAGGACATTGATGGACGCGCTCGGGTAGGACCAACTTTACACACGTTCCATCGGCTCACGGGCTTGCGCCCCCTGTTTACCCGGCTGGGAGTCGGGCAGCACTAAGCAGCCAAGGGGCGGAAAAGTCGCTTTTCTCTCCGCAAAGAGCGTGGCGTGTCGGCAAGTTCCTTTCGGCGCTTCTTAATCCGATTGCTCATCTCCTAGGGCATCATTCGCCCCACGCGTCCTGACGATACTGCGCGGCTTAAAAATGCCCCTTGGCTGTCTAGTGCCGCCTTGCTGTTCAACAGCGCCGGCACCGATTGTCCGACTCCCGCTTGCGCGTTGCCGGCCCTTCTCGCCCTTATCGCTGTGAGGCGGTGCGATCACGGGCACAAAAAAGCCCTGCGTAGTCGAACCATACGCAGGGCTTACAGACACACAACAAACAGCAAACAAGGGAAAGTAGACCCAGAGAGGGGTTCGACGCCGCTCTGACGACGCCCACGGTGCGAGCCTTTTTCCCCGCGTCAACGCTTTTTTTCAACTATTTTTAGGAAACGCGCCAACGCTGGCGCACTCAACCCAATAGGCAAAAAGCGAAGCCTGAGATTGCCCCGACCATCCGGCAATCCTTCGGAACGTCATCGCCACGGCAGGTCGAACGCGAACCGATACGCCGACTGACTTTTGATCTTTCGGCAAGGGCGGTCGGCCCGGTTTGCGTTTTTTGGTTTTGGTTGTCGTCGTTATTGTCATTTGATTAGTCCTTTGGCCTTTCGCTTCGCCATTATTTCCGCGATCTCGCTTTCTTGCAAATAGTGCAGTTTAAACCCATAGCGCGCAGCGAACCGCGAGCCTGAACGCTGCGTGAACCCCTCCAGATTCTTCGTGCGCCCGCCCGCGTAGAAGTGGGCGATGATCTTTTCGCGCAACGGGTGCGGCGGGTAACTCACTTTTGGCCCTCCTCGATGAACGGGTCAAATATCGGCAACTGACGCGTTGCGCTCGCTAGTTTTTCCTTTAGCACGCGCACCTTTTCGCGCTCATCGTTAAGCTCGCGCTCTAGCTGGCGGGCGAACTCGCGGGTTACAAATAACTCAATTATGTAATGCACCACTCCGTTCTCAAGGAGTG